GTGCCCGCCTAGCGCCGGTTGAGCGCGGGTTACTACGGGCGGGGGCAGGCGCTACACCGGCGGGCACTGGGGCACCCCCACGGGGGGATGTGCGACCGTCCATATACGCTATAAGGGTTTACAAATTTCTGTCAAAAATCTGCGGCTTTGGGCAGTTATCCCAGTGATAACCGAGATGAGCTGCCTCCACCAGTGTAAAGACAGTTAAAACAGCAATAACAAGCTTAATCATGCCCAAACCGCTGCATAACAAGCTGGGAAGCACACCGCAATAAGCTGTTTACACTGGTCTGCGATAAGTTTATGCTCCTTTTGCGTACCGTTAGCACAACGAAGGTCACAGTAGTGTATCCAGGACCGCAATGAACCGTTCATGTACATCCTAGTGGGTGTAGAGAGGGGTAAGACATCCCTTGCACACTCCTTTGCTACTCCTGCTTCAAGCAGTTTACGGTAGACAAGCTCTGAGTGCTTATAAAGTTGCTTTATTTCTTGTTTAAGAAAAAGGTCTTCCTCTTCTACCTCAATGCTATTCTGGCGGTTAACCGGGTCTTGCAGGCGTAGCTCCGGTACAACGCCGGTACCAAGTAGTGATGCATCGGCATAACGCTGGCTAAACTCTTGGAAGGAGAAGGATCTGTGTCGGAGTATTTGTGCTGCTACTGACCGAGTAGTCTCGATCTCTACACACATGTTCACCATTTCAAACGGTGACCAGTGTTTATGTTTAATCAAATAGCTAATAAGCTTAGCACTAGTCTTAGTGTTGTTCTGATTACCTGGGTTGCTAACACGTGCCATATAGGCTACTAACTCATCACCTTTGTTAGTGTGGTGAACTAGCTGTACGGTGTGGTGGTCGGTGGACATACAGTAGTAAAAGTGTCTTTGATTCAGTCGGTGGATTAACAGTAAGAAGAACCAGTAGAATTGGTCGTCTTGTTTCTGTAGTAAAGGGGGAGAGTTTTACGTCTCCCCACTCACAGGAGGTCCACCCTTCCTCCTGTATAAGTGACGGGTTGGTCAAATCCAAGTCGGTGACTGGTTTTTTGTATTACCTCTTGCTTGCTTTCTTTGCTCTAAGCTAAAACCGAGTGCAAGGTGGTTAGTAGCAGCTTGAGGGTCGTCTAAAAAGGACTCTAGCATGTCGTTCCAGTCTTCCCGTTTACGCTGTTTTATTACCTCTTGTGCCGAGATAGACATGGCGTCTGTAAAGTACTTAACGCCTTGTGCAAGTGCGTCTAATCTGTCGTCGTGTCGGACTGCACCTTTCTCCCGACACATCCTACTCATCTGATAGAAGAGCATATAGAGGAGACGTTTCTCTGGAGCGTCGTCTTTATTTGAGTTGTAGTCCCAGTCGATGACAGCACGATCAACAACAAGGCGGTGTTGATTAAGGATAGGCTCAAGGGCATCAATAATACGTTCTTCTTTACGGACATTAGCTCGTACCTCTTCTACGTCAATACCTTGGTTTGTCTGTTGTAAATGTTTTTTAAATAGTTCGGCTACAAGACCATCACCAAAGTTAGTCTCTACAACCAGTTTAGTAACGTTAAACTTTTTACACCCTTTTAGAATGTCCAGAAGCGTATTGTCTGAGTATCCGTCTCGATAAGCTCGCACTTCGTGCAAGTACAAATAACCGTTTCGTTGGGAGATATAAGCTGCTGCCGTTTCATCTGTGCCACGACCCGACGGGTCAACTGAGCAGATTGTTTCTTGGTAAGGACCCCACTCTCCTTGTAGCTGCATTGGAGAGTAGAAATAGTCTCCAGGTAACCCAACAGTTGGGAGTTCTTTGATGACGTTTCTAGGATCGCTGCACCAGATGATGTCATCAGGAGCGGACTTAGGATTAACACTGGTGACGATAAGATCAGCCATCTTAAGCGGGAACTTTTCCGCATCACTGAGACTAGTATCGAGCATGAACTGCAGCATGAAGTTGCTGCGTCCCATTGCTGCTTCACGTTCGAGAAGATCTTCATGGCTAAAACGGTCAGGGTCAGTTACGCTCCAGGGTTCTGCACCCATATCTACGTCTTCCTGGAGCTGAGGAGCGATCAGTCCTTCGTAGTTAGCAAACTTACGAGGAACACGAGCGGGCCAAACAAAGGGGCGGTAGTTACGTTCTGCAAGCTTACGGTAAATGGTAAAAGTGGTCTGTGGTGTCCCCAGATACATAATCCTGGAGTCGTCTTTTGGCGTAAGAATTGACTCAGCCTCCGTACAGAGTTGAAGCAACTTCTCACGCATCATTTCAGTCATAGAGTTACCTGGCACCTCCACGTCATCAAGAATCATCAGGTCGGCACGGCTACCAGTCAGCTGACCGGTGATACCAACGGACTTAACCGACGGAGCCTGGGACGGTGAGCAGTTAACGTCGAAGCTAATCCGGCTCCAACGGGCGTCATCTTACTTAGGTCTCAGGTGGTTTAACCAGGGTGTCTCAATAATAAGTTTTTGAAGGAAGATAGACATGTTATCGGCACGTTCTTTCGATGCCGAAATGATCATGATCTTTTTTTCAGGGTTATTAAATAAAGTCCAGAGCACAAAAGCACCAGTAATCCAACTTTTACCAACACCACGAAACGCCTGGATCTGTAGTCGCTTGGGTCCGTGTTGTAGATAGTCGGCAATGGCGTATTGTGCTCTGGTCGGTTCAGGCAGGTCTAGCTGCGCCCACAGGGCTTGTAGAAATACTTTAAAATCGCCCTGTAGGGCTTCTAGAACGTTGCTCATAATTCATTGATTTGAAAACCTATAGCACCTCCTACAACTGTTAATGCAGCTGCACCTAAACCAGTTACAACCTGTATCGGATCAACAGGTTTAGGCGTAGTATCAAACGTTAGTTGAGGTTGCGATAGATCTTGTTTGGGTGTAACAGGTAGTTGCTGAGGCACTGCAGCGTCAGTTTTAATACCTTCTAACGGTTTAGGGTTAAACTTTATTGTACCGCCTGTATTAATTACACGCGATTTTTCAGTTTGAAACCCACCTAACGTTGGCGGTGTATAACTAGTGTCAATTAAATCAGTTCGTCTAGCTGACGGAGATTGACCTAAAGTTTCTTTTGAACCTAGGTAATCTTGTAAAGCTCGATTTTGCTGGTATTTTTCCTTGTTAGCTTCTGGTGTTAATTCTTGAATATTTTTTGGATCATTGCCTAAATAGTACCCAGCTTTTTTCAGCCGTGCTAATGCGGCTTGAACATCACCACCTTCAGCTTCTAAACGTTCTAATTGCTCACCAATTAACCAACTTTCGTTAAAATGATCTGCTTCATTACCAGCAGCTCGAATTGTATCTTTTTTTAGTCTAGTTTCTGCTGCTTGTTCTTTAGTTAATTGACCAGTTTGAATCCTTAAACGTTTTTGACGAACAGCTTCTCTAGCTTGGTGTGCAGTTCGATTACGTTGTTTTACACCGCCTTGACCATCAGACGTGATGTAAATCCGTTGTCCGTTTTTTACAGGATAGCCGAGCCGACCAATAATTTGCTGAGGTGTTGTCCCAGGATTTATAGTCTTAATCGTTTTAGCAGCTTTTTTGTAATTAGACCAAGATAAATCTGTTTGTCTGATGGTCATTTTTACTTAATGTGCGATAAAATCATTTGTTCTCTACCCGGATTGGAGCCAAACGTAGCTCGCATCCAGGATAACCAGTTGCTTGTCCCCTTCTCTTGATTACATTTCCGGCAGGATGGAACCAAATTTCTCGTGATTGTCTGTCCCCCAACAAAGCGAGGCACAACGTGATCCAAAGTAAGTTCATGTAATTCATAATGTTCTCCACAATAAACGCATTGACAGTTGAAGTGTTCCTTAATGGCTCTACGCCACATCCGTTTGGCTTCAGGACTCGTCATGGTTATGAGGTTGTAAATGTAGTGATCAGGGGTAGGCAACAGCGGTGTCATAGCTAAGCGTACTTCTTACCAGTTCTGGGTCTACGGCGGTTAGATGAAGGTGTCTCCAATTTCCCGGTGTTTTTACCGGTGTGAGAAGCATCTTTACCATCACCATTGCCATAAGTACCAAGTTCACGGTTAAGTTTATTAGCAGCAGTCCGAATCTTGAGACCGTTGCTGGTTTTGTTGTATGCTCGCTGTTGTTTCCGGCGTTTAGCCGCAGCTTTAGGGTTTGATTTGTAGTAATCAGACGTGCTTTGAGCCATACAATCTCCGCTGTACCATTTCAGGATCAATTTTGGGCATAACTGTCGCCAGCTTATCCAACGGGTTGCCCTCATATGCAACACCGCTGATGTCATTTTTGGCTAACCAGTCACAAGCTGCTTTGAGATCTTGAGTACTGGCTTCACCACTTTTAATACGTGCGAGGAATTCAGATGTAACAAGGTTGTGAAGCTCGTTAAACTGATCCTCAGTTGCTTTTTTCTTCATTTGTCAAAGACACAATTGGTACAATGTCGTGACACAATACCTCCACACGAGAACCGGGTCTAAACGTAAACCCAGCCTTCATAATCTCCGTACACTTAAGTGCACGTACTAGTTCATAATCAAGACGTAGTTTCTCCTCGTGTCGTTTAGCTATCTGTTTGCATTGCTCAATCATCCCACCGTCAAGCGGTACTGAGAAGTTAAGCTGCATACCGTAGTTGTTATTACGGGTGTAGCCTTGAGGCAACGTATCATTACCCATGTAGAAGGGAGAGACAGTCATTGTTGTCCCGTTACACGAGTTACCGCCGGTAAACTGCTGTCTACTGGGAGCACCGTTGTTCTGGAACTGAACTGCTTGGTTTGTTACGTTACCTGTAGCTGCTGCAATAGGATTAGCACTGTTGCTAACGGTAGGAGTCTCAGCTAAAGCTGGTCCTACTGAGAGAAGACAGACAGAGAGGTAGTAGTAGAGGTAGTGTTGATGTCGCGGGTGATGTCGATTGTTTCGATGATCCCCGCTGCTCGTGTCACAGTCTCCAGTTGAAACTGTTCGCCAGCAGTTGTGACGGACCAAGTAGTCGAAGAATCGGTTATATCCCCGCTTGGGGTTACGTTTGTTCCAGACCATGATGAGTATGCACCACCGTAAACCTCAGTTGCGATAGTTTCGGTGATGGTTTGAGTGGTGGTTGTGGTAGCCTGCATACTACCTTGGGTAAACTGAGGAGTCACAGTTTGTGCCATCGCCCCAGC